CTCAACGATTAGATAATAGTCTTTTGAAGAATGATTTTGATATGGATGCCATGCGTTTCATTCAAGTCGATCCTCTAAATAGTTTTCGTGAAGGTTTGACATTCAATTTTGAAGGTGTAAACCAATTATGTTGTAATAAGTATTTTGATACCATGAATCGTGGTAAAAGATATTTAGATAATTTAGAGAATCTTAAAACTGACAGTATTACTGGTCGTCTCCACTTGGATTTAAAATCTCAAGGTGGTGATATCCCCTCGATTGTTCTTCCTGATGTTTCAGAGCTAACTCTAGATCAATTAGAAAGTCATGAACCTCTTAAGGAACCTGACGAAAATTCTATTTTAGATCAGTATGATAATTATGTTGCTAACATGACTACTGCTGAGGCTGATAACTGGAACCTAGTGTTTAAAACGCTTTTAGAAGGCTGTGGAGTTCGATTTTCCCGATTTAATATTCAAACTGTTGTAAAGTATTTTGAAAAAATATTTTCTTCATTTTTTTCAAAGGACAATCCTCTTACACCCTCAAGATGTTTGAACGCATTAAGTAGCCTTAGTAATTATGTTACTTTTGGTATGTTTATTAATGGTTTTGCTTCTCCGTCCGTGCTTAATGCGCGTGATATGATTAACTTTACTGTTTGGAGTGAATTTATCAATGAGTATTACAATAAAATTAAGAATAAACTCTTAAATATTTATGCGAAATATCCTGTGTTAAGTGTTGTATCTACCATTACTGTGGTCTTTGGATCAATAGTTTTGCCTATATACACTATGCTTAACCAACCATCTGCTGATGTTCCTGGACAACTTGCTTCTTTTGAAGGCGGTTCGGGTGAGAGAGCTAGAGGTGGTAGTGGTAGATCAAATAAAAGAGGTCACCGAGCACGCATGTGGCGTGAGGAGATGCAGGACATGGAAGTCCAATTCCAAGGTGGCAGTGATCAAATCTTAGAACAAATTATGTCCAAGGTTGCTGTTAGAAATACTTATGAGATGTTTGTTAATGGTGAAATGCTTAGGTATGGCTCCATTATTATGATTAAAGGTAATGTCGGTGTTATGCCGTATCATTTTTCTAGAGTTATTAAGTATCAACTAGAAACAGGAACCTTTGATGATAATACACAAGTGGTTATACGAAAGTGTGGTACTGATATTGAATATAAATTACCTATTCGGTGTTTTATTGCTAATGAACGTTCAATTAATGTTGAGCAAGATATTTGTGCTATTGAGTTTCCTCCCATTGTTCCTTTATCTTGTGATATCACAG